CTACCGAAGGCGTTCCGGCATGGGACGCTGGGCTTGGTGGATGTCTTTGTGATGCACAGGTTCCTGTGATTGCCCAGCCGCAGCTAACGCAATAGGCAGATCAAGGTGCTCGGGAGCGAGCTGTGGCATTGGAGTTGGGCTGAGCGACTCCCAGCTCTTGATCAAGAATGAAAGTAGCTCGACGACCTGTCTCGGCCTTTCGCGGGATGCGAGGAGCACAGTGGCGACGATGTAGAGGCAACAGGCCATTGCGATCGGCGCCCATAGCAACACCACGCCTTCCTGCCTAATGAGATTGGCCGCAGCCAAAGCACTGCCCGCCAATGCGGGGGCCAAGCCCAGCCGGCGGAGATCGCCCGAGAAGAGACCAACCCGCTGCTCAAGCATGTCCCAGTGCCACTTGTACTGTGTCAGTGCGTATTCGACAAGGTGCTTTGGAAAGGCGCGAAGCAACTGGATCTGCTTCCAATCTTGAATCGTGTCGCGGCGCATCCTCCGGAGCATTGCAGGAGTGGGATCCTTGCGCGCTCTTCGGTTGGCGATAACCGCATTGACGAGTGAGGATAGGATGTACGCAACAACGAGTACGAATCCTGTAAAGAAACCGGATTGAAGGTAGGGCTCCGCCGGCTCCTGCAAAGATGTAGCTGCAGTCACAACTGCCGAGGCGGCAGTGATCACGAGCACGCCAACATATGCGATCAGAAGGCTGCGTTCTAAGAGGTATGGCCAGGTCGCTGTAGTGCTGGGCAACGAGAGCGGCTTCTCGCTTGTCAGCTCGTTGAGAATTCCCAGAATTTCGGCAAGGCATTGCTCATCGTGTTGCTGGTTTGTCATGTCCGGTGGCAGGTGAAGACGGTTCACTTTGATATCGACGGTAAGAGATGGCGCTGAAGGTCGTCCTACGCAGAGGCTTCTCAGAGAGGTCTTGAGGAGACACAAAGCTGAAGTGGTGGCTGCCAACCCACTGGTTCGGCCCAGCCCTATGGAAACATAATATACATTATGCGAAATCACGTATCCGCCGAGTCTGGGCCTTCGTCGGCTCCGCATGGCAATGGCTGGGCCTCTGGCTCGGCTCTTGCCTGCGCCCCCAGACCCCGGCCAAGGATGAGATCGCGGCATGATTGAGTTCGACCCGCACCACCGTATCGACTTGACCGGCCCTTGGGCCGGTTTTTCTTTCCTCGGCGATCGCCTGATTACGCCCGAAGGCCGCGAGCTGCTGCCCGAGGATCTGGCCTGGCTCTCGCTTACGGCCTGCCAAGCGCAGGAATGGCGTCGAATGATGGAATCTGCCCGCACGGCAGCGTCGATCGACAGTTCCAGAAATGCACGCAATCGCGATGCCGGCATTCGCCATCATCCTGCTACTGTCGTCAATCTGCGGGACGTTGTGAGCCAGCGCAAACAGCGTTCGGCGGTGGTGATGGCTGGCCCTGACGCCGAGCCTCCCGCAGCGGTCCTGCCGGTACCGGGGCCGAAACGTCGCCAGCGCGTGTAAGGCGCTTACGTAGGGGCGCTGCCCCTACACCCCGCGTGATGCGTCACGTTAATCACCTGCAGGCCCGCCAGACCATGTCATCCATGCGTCGCCCAACATCGAATGGGCGATTGGTGCCATAGGCCCGAAAAACGCGCTCACGCTCAGCACGTGCTGCCTCGCACGCGTTAGCATCCTTGTACTGCGAAATGTGATGCAGCTGGCCGCCACCACCGCCGTTCCTGTAGACGGGCGCCGGGCGCGGTGCTGGTTGAGGCGTGATAGCCGCCGAATTCTGCTGCCTGATCATGTCCAGGCGACGCTCATTGGCTGAGGATTCGGCAGAGCGCGGAGCAACCTCAACATTCCACGTTTTCGCCGCCTCGCCATTTGTGCATGGCATCGACTGGTACTCAACGCCGCCCTTGGTGACGCATTTGTAAATCTGCTGCGCGCCTACTGGCGCAGCCATCACGCACAGCAGCGCTACTGCTGCAATCCTTGTGACCATGACTTCCCCCTGTAGCTGGGCCGAAGCTTACCCCCTTCGCCTTCGAGTTGGCGAGTGCGGGCGGCGGGTCACAGCCTTGTGGGGATCGCTGGCGTGATCATGTGGCTGCTGCTCTGGAATGAGGGCGTCTCGGGGAAGCTGCCGAGCGCCCTATCCCCACGTGCGATGGCGTTCCCGTTGATGGCCGCCCCACTCTGCTCGATCCGTTCTGGCTGCGCGGCTGATGGCTGCTCCCCAGCGGCAACACCGCGATCCTCACGTGCCTGGACTGCGCCGGGGGCCTTGAACGGGTTGTAGGGCTCACCCCACCGTGCAATGTCGCGGCAAACGTCATCGGCCACCGTCACCCGCGTCATCTGTTCGGTGACGCACCGGCAGCTGTCCTCAGTGCTCATGCAGTACACGTGCGGGTCAGATACCACCGGACGATTGATGTACGCGGGCGCAGACCAAGGCACATCCGCGACAAGCGGTGTGATGTTCGCAACGTAGCCTTCGCCCGTGGTGATCTTCTCCGCTTTGGGTGCGGCGCCAGCCGCGCCGGCCGAGTTCGGCGCCGTCGAGGACGGCGCCTCCACCTCGGCCGGCGCCGCTTTCGCCAGACTGCTATCGCGGAAGACGGTGTACCACGCGCCTACGGCAAGAAGCGCAGCAACGGGCAGAATCATCAGCGCACGTTTCACTAGCGCGGGCATCTGATACTTGATCTGATGCGTCTGCGCTGAGTCATAGCACGCGAAGTATCGTGGCTTGAACTTGTAGACCTCGTAGTCGTAGTTGCGCTTGATCGTGGCGAGTTTTTGCCGCACCACGTCCATGACCTGATTCTCACGGAACAGGAAGCTTTCCTGCCTGCCAGAGCGCCGCAGCAGATGCTCGTGATAGCCCACCAAGCCACGAAGGTAGGTGTCCAGGTAGTTGGGCTGCTGGGTCGCCAGCACAAGGCGGATGCCGTCATGGCGAATCTTGTTCATGCGCACGTACTCTGGCGCTTCACCGCCACGGCGCTCGGGGAAAAACGCCTGCGCTTCGTCTACGAACAAGATCGATCCGGCTGGCAAATCGCGCCACTTCTTGGCGTCCTCCCACATCGTGACGCCCGGGATCTTCAAGCCGTCGATGTTGCAGGCGAACACATGCTCGCCTTTCTCTACAAGCTTGCTGATCGCCTCAGCCATGCGTAGCGATTTGCCCGCGCCCGGAAGGCCGGTGAGTAACGATATTGCTGCGGTATCGCCGATCATTGGCTTTGATTCCTGCGCTGAATGAAGATCCGCTCTGCGCCACGAATGCCATAGGCGCTAAGAATGATCGAGATCCCGGCATCGATGCCGACAGCGTGGACCCACGCGGCAATGCTGGCGGGGATCGACGACCATGCCGCCTGCGCGTACTCAATAATTGGGTTGTAGATGAAGTGCTGGGCAGCAAAGCCCAGTCCCACTGCAGACATGACACGTCCCAGCCAGATGGCCGCTTTCAGCTTGACCAGCTTGTGAAGCACATCCGCCGAATTCTCAAAAAAGTTGTCTGCGAAGCTTCGTGCCCAGTCGAACATCAAATGTTCCTCCCAACTATGAACATGGCGGTGACCGTCGCCGCGGCGATTACAAGCAGCCGGATTGCAGCGAGCGAGTCAAAGAACTCTGGTGGCGGTTGCCACGACTGCCCCTCAAGCGAGATGTTCGGGAGCAGCGAGCCGCCGCCACCAACGCTGATCAAGTCCTGGCGCAGCTTCATACCGCCGCCCTCGCTGTCGCCGGGCTTGATCCACAGGCCCTCCAATGCGGATTCATCGTCAGGATTGGAGATGCTCCCGGCCCTGCTCGCCATGCCTTCTGCTGCCGCCTTAGCAGCGCAGCCTTGACGCCATTGCTGTAGCAGCTGGGCGTAGGCTTCGGCCTTACAGGTCGTGCCAGCACAGACCGGAATATCCTTGTCCGTGCAGCCATCACCACCTGTGATTTCAGCGCCCTTGGTGTTGCATTGAACGCGCCACGTGTAGTTCAGCTGCAAGCACTTCAGCGTGTCGCCAGTACATTGCGGTGGCGAGGCGCAATTGCCGCTGTCGGAAGCCGAATCGGGCGGCCCCTCCTCCTTCCCTCCGCCATCGCCATTGCCATTGCTGCCCCCTGCACCCGGCCCGGAACCGTCACCCGGAGTCGGCTGGTTGCCGTTGGGCGTGCCTTGGTTGTTGTAATTCTGCGTGTTAGTGGTGCTGCCGGTGTTGTTATTGGTCACGCTGGTAGATGGGCCGCTCGGCTTCCAGTCTTCGCCTGGGCGATTCGTAGGCGGATTGGGAGGCGTGTTCGGAGCGCTGATGCTCGCCGCCTCAGTTCGAGGGTTGTTCGTAGCGGTATGCCCTTTCTCATTCGCCGTGTCGCTCGCACAAGTTCGGAACCCGCTGGCGCTGGTGATGCACGTCTTGTCCTTCGACTTGCAGACGGTGTAGTTGCCCGTCTGATGACAGTATTCGTCCTTCTTTTCTGGCTTCGGCTGGGTATCGGTGATGCTGCACACGTCGCCTGTGGCCTTCCATGTTCCAGAGCGGATAGAGATCGCGTTGGGGTTTCCATTCTCACGCAGCGAGAAATCGGTGCCGCGATCCAAGTTCGGCTGAACCTTGCAGCCGTTGTCGCACACACCTCCGCTGTAGAGCGTGCCGTTGATCATTCCGGCTTGGCCGTCAACGCGGCCTGCGCAGCTCTGAGCCGTCATGAAGTACCAGTTGCGTGGCGATGGACAGGCGTAGTTGAAGCCGCTTGGATTTGACTTCACCGAAACCGCGCATTCATACGAACTTTGCGCACCCGATCCGGGCACAAGTTTGCACTGGACCTTAGCAAAGTCCGCGTTCTGGCCAAGGTAGGACGTGCCGTGCGCCATACAGCCAGCATAGGCAGCGCCTTGGTCGCATGTGGTGTTGTTTATCGGGCATCCGCCCGACTGTGCTAGCGCTTCTACAGGCATTGTCAGACCGCCGACCAGCAGCAACAGGGCAAATAGCCCCGCCAGCCCGCCATTTATGCACCGGGTGATCATTCAAGGCCACTCGCGCAGATATGCGCTGCGTGAATCAGAAAGATGAGGACGATCAAGCCTTCCATAACGCCTCCTATGAAAAGGGGGAGGGTCTCCCCTCCCCCATCGGGTTCGCAGCTTTCGGCAACGCTTACTTGCTGCCGCCAATCACACCCAGCGCCTTCAGGGTCCAGCGACCCAGGATGAAGGCGGCGACCATCGAGACGCCGACAGCGGTATAGGTGATGATCTTGGCGATCACTTCCGTGCCGTCGAAATCGCCAGCAGCGAACGCGAACGACGGGGACAGTGCCACGGTTGCGCCAACCACCATTGCGGCGGACTTGGCCTTGTTGCTCACGGTGTTCAACAGCCCATTGACGGTGTTGCGGGACATAGCTCTCACTCCTCAGTGTGTTTCGGGTTAAGCAGCGCCTTCAGCACTGCCAAGGTCATCAGGCCAACGAAGTACGCTGCGCCCACGGCTGTGGCCTGTTCGACCGTGGGTAAAGGGGTTGTCCAGTCCGATTGATCGACCCACGCCTGTTGTTCACACTGCTGCGTGGTGTCGTTGAACTGGATACAGGTAAGGACCCTTGCCACCGCTCACCCCCTACGGTGCATGGTCGAGTTACTTCGTCGCCGACGAAGCTGCGGCCGGAGCAGCCTTGAACCCGATCGGGATCAAGTCCACATAGCGCTTCAGCACCAGATCGCCGTAGTCGCTCAGTCCGAAAGACTGCGGATCAATGTCGTATTCGCCAGCCGGGTACGGCGGACGCTGGCCGAGGCCAACCCGGAAAGGCAGTTCGAAGCCGTTGCCCAGGTCAAGGCCAGCGGTCTGTGAACGATTGATGGTGTTGGTCTTGCTGTTGTGCCGCTCTTCGACGGCAGCGGACTTCACGCGGCAGATGGGCATAGTTCTTCCCTCACGAAACGATGGAGTGCGTCACCCTTGGCAATACCGCGAAAACGTCCGGGGTGACCGTCACGGACGATGCGGGCCTCGCAGAAGTCGGACCATGAATCTCCGAACGCTCCGCGCAGAACACTGAGGGCCGGGCCGACCTGACGCTCCATCCAGAGCACCATCGCCTCGGCAGATACTTCGACATGCTTGCGGATCGTGCGCAGTCGAGTGCACACGCCCTTGATGAGGTCCTGCAACGCGCTGTACGAGCCGCGCAGGTACGCGCCCGGGTTCAACAGCACATCCAGCGGGATTTCCATGTGCTTGCCGTACAGGCGCACTTCTGCGCGCACCCAGCGCGAGGACGACAGCCCCTCGGCCTTCCCCTTCTCGTATACGCACAGTTCCTTGTGACCTTTTCCGCCGACGTACAGCGTGCAGCCGGTGTTGTGGCCTTCATCGGAAATGAAGCGGTGACGCGGCGGGCAACCGCCTTCGGTGAATCCGCCCTGAGCGGCAACCTCGCGGAGCGCATGCACGTCCAGGCGTTCGCCTTCGTAGTCGTCGTGCGCGCAGTCAACGCGGGTAATCTTGGCGTCGAGCATGGAGCACTGCTTGTACACGCGCGGCCAGTCACGAATCCACTTGCAACCCATGCCCGTGAGGCTCAGACATACGGTGCTCTTCTTGCCGCCGATACCGACGCGGCCGACCACCTCATTCTCCCGGTCGATCAACACCGCCGACTGCTCGTAGAAGTTCCAGTTCTTCTCTCGAATCGCACCGGCAACAACTTCGCCACGGAAACCAAAGATGCGGAACAGCAGGAGGTCGAGCTTCTTGCAGTTCACCTCTTCAAGGGCGGAGAGCGGGACCACAATGGTCAGGTAGTCGATAATTGCGTCCTGCTGACCCTTTTGGCCCGTGTTACTCCCCGGGCCAATCTCCGCCGCCGCCCGCTGCCCCTTTTCACCGGGCGAAAGCGGGGAAAAGCCCCCTGCCCCGCCCTCTACGGCCATCCTGAAGCGAGCGCGATCAACGGCCATTGCGGCGCTTCCAGTAGGCCCGCAGGGCCCTCCATGCGAACTCAAGGCCGACGCAAACAAGTGCGCCGCCGACGCAGACCACAAGAAGGGCGAACAGCACGACGAAGCCCATATCGCCGGATGCATCGGCAAGATCTTGGAAAGGCGGGCACTTGCTCATGCCGCGCGCTCCTGCTCTTCGGCAAAGCGGACTGCGGCCAGCAGATCACCGCACTTGGTGGCGGCGATTTCTGCCTGATAGAGCGTTTCGTGATTTGGGGTCCAGCCGGTTGCGGCCAGTTCGGCACGTGCTTGGGCTACGAAGGCGGCTTCGCGTGCAGCACGGCGGGTTGACTCCCCCACCCGACCCACGCACCACGAAACCAGTTTGACTACCCCAAGCGAGACGGCTGCGACGGAACCCAGCAGCGCAGCGGTGACAAGTGCATCCATGTGCCCTACCCCTCCCCAAGCCCCTACCCCAAGGGAACCCGCCAACGGCCTTGGGGTGCCGGTGGCGGGAGTGTCAAGGATTCCTCGACACCGGGGCGAACTGTAAAGTACCCCTGTACACCCCTGTCAAGTAGGTATCGACAATGAGCGCCAGCTACGACCTGTTCTGCCGGTGGAAGCACGTGCAGAAGATCCAGAGCGACAACGCTGGTGCGCTGGCATTGGGCGTGTCCCGGGCGACCGTTTCCCTCTGGAAACAAGGGAAAAACGCGGAAATCCACTACATCGAGCGGATGGCGGTGGACATTGGTGACAGCCCGGAAATGTGGTCGGCTGTCGTGATGGCTGAGCGGAGCAATTCCGAGGACGAAAAGGCCGCGTGGCGCCGAATTGCGCAGAAACTCGCCACGGTGGCTATGGCGCTATGCCTCTTCGTAGGTACCGCCCTGCCCCGCGATGTGCAGGCTATGCCGCAGGCTGGTAATGCCTTGCACGATATACATTATGCGAAATGATGTATCGGGCGTGATCCGGTTCATGGGCTCCGCTTGGCAATGGCTCCGACTCTGGCTTGGCTCTTGCCTCCCTGTTGGCTCCCCCGACAAGGATGAGATTGCAGCATGAGCAAGATCGATCCCCATGATCGCATCGAACTGACCGGCCCTTGGGCCGGTTTCGGATTCCAAGCTGGGCACATGTTCACCCCTGAGGGTCATCAGTTGGAGCCTTGCGACATGACCTGATGGTCCCTGACCTGCAACATCGCACGGGAATGGCGTCTGATGATGGCTGAGGCGGCTCCCCGGACCTCAGCTTCACGGGAAGCTTCGACCACGGCGAAATCCAGCGTTATCTACCTAGCCGAAGCTCTCAGAATTCGCCGAGAGCGACGGTTCGGCGTACGTGATCCCGGCCCCGACGCCGAGGCATCCAATGTGGTCTACATGAGCCGTGGGCCGAGACCGCGCCAGCGCGTGTAAGGCGCTTCCGTAGGGGCGCTGCCCCTGCAGTCTGGACGTGATTGGGGGGGGCGTATGGAGCGCGAACGGCCTGAGTACCTTCCGCCGATTGAGCGAAGGCGCTGGAATTTCCCGTGGCTGATCACCGGATTTTTGACTCTGGTGAGCCTTACAACCATCGGCGTGCTTACGCTTGGCCGGACTAACGGTGCCTGGAGTGAGCGTTTTGAAGGTGTGCGGCGATCTATCGAGGCCACTGAGCAGTCGTCGACGGCGAGGCCTGAGCGGTCGACAGCTGTCAGTTCGACGCCATCGACGCCTCCCGAACGCCTGCAGGCACAGCCACCCCAGAAAGCGCAGGGTCTGCGCTGTATCAATGGGATGTTCTTCCGTCGAATTGAAGGTGGTTGGGAGAACCTTCCCGGCTCTCGGTGTGGCGACCTCCCGGCCAGTGCTGTGCAGTGCTTTGCTGGAAAGCCATACAGACAGATGGATGCTGATGGGTATGCAGCAGCGTAAAGATTGTCGTTTAGGACAAACATTCCAGAAATGTCTGACACGTTCCGGGCTAAGGCCGACCGCGCGGGTAGACCAGAACGACAAACTTTTGAAAAGCAGGTCCCCTTTGGGCAGCCATTTTCACGCAGGCAATAAACGAATCAACCTAAGCGAGTTGAGCTTCTAGATAGTCGCGCACAGCCTCAAGGGCTCCGATCTGCACGCCACACATCAGTTTGATGGCCAGCATAGCCGCCCCTCCGAAGCACTCAGGACATGCTTTCAGAGCGCCCTAACCCGCTGCTAATCCCTGCTTTCGCGGCCGGAGCGCACTCATCGCCTCCTCTCCGACATGACAGGCTTCTGGCACAACGGCGTGTCTGCCTCTATCAGGAACCACTCTCGGGCTTGGGTGAGTCGCTCGACCATGTCCAAGAACAGACTTTGAAATTGAGAGTCCGCAGACGGCCAGCTGTAGGCAGTGGCCAGTAGCAGCGGCAATAGAAAACGGATAGCCACCGCCAGCGTTCTTCACGTTGACGCCCACATTGCAACGCGAGGGCGCACCGTGCATGTCAACTGTGCTCGCGTCCGCATGCCGGACTCAAGGAGGTGAATAGCATGCTTAAGGATCGGACAGGATTCTGCCCGCATGAACTCATCGATCCATCAACTGAGTTGTCAAACGCCGTTGGCAAGCTCAGCTGCCGCCATCGCCGCCTGCTCTTTCAACTGTTCGGCGCTGAGATAGAAGGATGGCATCGACGCCAACAATTCTTCGTCATCGGTGTATGAATCCACATCTCCGAACAACCGATCAAGGATCTCAAATGCATCCTCGGGAAGCTCCGATCTCTCATTCTTGAACTTCTCAAGATACATCCTGCTAAAGCTCTTGGTATCGATCTTGCCATCAATGTACGAAGTGATTAGTGATAGGTATTCGTCTGCTTTGGGCATCAT